ATGCTGGAACAAATGGGCATTGCCGCGAAGCAAGCCTCGTATAAATTAGCGCAACTCTCCAGCCGCGAAAAAAATCGCGTGCTGGAAAAAATCGCCGATGAACTGGAAGCACAAAGCGAAATCATCCTCAACGCTAACGCCCAGGATGTTGCTGACGCGCGTGCCAATGGCCTTGGCGAAGCGATGCTTGACCGTCTGGCACTGACGCCCGCACGGCTGAAAGGCATTGCCGATGATGTGCGCCAGGTGTGTAACCTCGCCGATCCGGTGGGGCAGGTAATCGATGGCAGCGTACTGGACAGCGGCCTGCGTCTTGAGCGTCGTCGCGTACCGCTGGGGGTTATTGGCGTGATTTATGAAGCGCGCCCGAACGTGACGGTTGATGTCGCTTCGCTGTGCCTGAAAACCGGTAATGCGGTGATCCTGCGCGGTGGCAAAGAAACGTGTCGCACTAACGCTGCAACGGTGGCGGTGATTCAGGACGCCCTGAAATCCTGCGGCTTACCGGCGGGTGCCGTGCAGGCGATTGATAATCCTGACCGTGCGCTGGTCAGTGAAATGCTGCGTATGGATAAATACATCGACATGCTGATCCCGCGTGGTGGCGCTGGTTTGCATAAACTGTGCCGTGAACAGTCGACAATCCCGGTGATCACAGGTGGTATAGGCGTATGCCATATTTACGTTGATGAAAGTGTAGAGATCGCTGAAGCATTAAAAGTGATCGTCAACGCGAAAACTCAGCGTCCGAGCACATGTAATACGGTTGAAACGTTGCTGGTGAATAAAAACATCGCCGATAGCTTCCTGCCCGCATTAAGCAAACAAATGGCGGAAAGCGGCGTGACATTACACGCAGATGCAGCTGCACTGGCGCAGTTGCAGGCAGGCCCTGCGAAGGTGGTTGCTGTTAAAGCCGAAGAGTATGACGATGAGTTTCTGTCATTAGATTTGAACGTCAAAATCGTCAGCGATCTTGACGATGCCATCGCCCATATTCGTGAACACGGCACACAACACTCCGATGCGATCCTGACCCGCGATATGCGCAACGCCCAGCGTTTTGTTAACGAAGTGGATTCGTCCGCTGTTTACGTTAACGCCTCTACGCGTTTTACCGACGGCGGCCAGTTTGGTCTGGGTGCGGAAGTGGCGGTAAGCACACAAAAACTCCACGCGCGTGGCCCAATGGGGCTGGAAGCACTGACCACTTACAAGTGGATCGGCATTGGTGATTACACCATTCGTGCGTAAATAAAACCGGGTGATGCAAAAGTAGCCATTTGATTCACAAGGCCATTGACGCATCGCCCGGTTAGTTTTAACCTTGTCCACCGTGATTCACGTTCGTGAACATGTCCTTTCAGGGCCGATATAGCTCAGTTGGTAGAGCAGCGCATTCGTAATGCGAAGGTCGTAGGTTCGACTCCTATTATCGGCACCATTCTAACGTCTCCCCAAGTCTACTCAAGTATTTAAAAACCTCTTATAATCCGCATGTTAGCGCCCCTTTTAGTCTTTTGATGTCTACTTAAGTACCCCAAAATCTACAGTCAATTGGGGGTACTTTTGGGGGTATTTGCTGTTCGGTTTAGTGGAGGTACCCCCAAGTGAAACTCAATGCCCGTCAAATAGACACTGCCAAGCCAAAAGAGAAGGCTTACAAGCTGGCTGATGGTGGTGGTCTGTATCTCCTGGTAAAACCTAGTGGAGGAAAATACTGGCGCTTTAAATATCGTGTAGCTGGTAAAGAGAAGCTGTTAGCACTAGGTGTGTATCCTGAAGTTACCTTGGCTGATGCTCGTGCAAAACGTGAAGAAGCTAAAAGGGGTATCGCTGGGGGTATCGATCCGATGGAAGCGAAACGAGAGGAAAAGATTGCCCGGGAAACGCAGTTAAACAATACCTTCAAAGATATTGCCCTTGAGTGGCACAGCAGCAAATTAAAAAAATGGTCTGCTGGTTATGCTTCAGATATCCTCGAAGCCTTCAACAAAGATGTGTTCCCTTACATTGGCAAAAAACCAATTGCCGAAATCAAACCACTTGAACTTCTGAATGTGCTGCGACGCATCGAGGGGCGCGGTGCTACAGAAAAAGCCAAAAAAGTGAGGCAGCGGTGCGGGGAAGTTTTCCGCTATGCAATAGTCACTGGTCGCGCAGAGTATAACCCTGCCCCAGATCTTACTAGCGCGATGCAAGGCCATGAATCTAATCATTATCCTTTCCTCACAGCCAAAGAATTGCCTGATTTTTTCAAGGCATTGTCCAGTTACTCAGGAAGTGCATTGGTTGTTATGGCGGCTCGTCTACTGATTATCACTGGTTTGCGAACTGGCGAACTGCGCGGTGCATTATGGGATGAAATCGATCTCAACAAGGCTATCTGGGAGATACCTGCTTCACGGATGAAAATGCGTCGCCCTCATGTGGTGCCTTTGTCTAAGCAGGCTCTTTCTCTTATTGGGCAGATTAAAGAATTAACTGGTAATTATCCGCTTATGTTTCCCGGCCGTAATGATCCAAGGAAAACAATGAGCGAGGCTAGCATAAACCAAGTATTTAAACGCATCGGCTATAACGGAAAGGTTACTGGTCATGGATTCCGGCACACCATGAGCACGATTTTACATGAGCAGGGCTATAACACCGCGTGGATAGAAACGCAGCTTGCACACGTTGATAAGAACTCAATTCGTGGCACGTACAATCATGCGCAATATCTGGACGGGCGGCGCGAGATGCTCCAGTGGTACGCCGACTATATGGATTCGCTCGAACATGGCGGTAACGTGGTGCATGGCAAGTTCGGAAAATGTGGATGACTGGTTGCGTATACAGTAGTAGACTTTGAGCGACGAAAGAAAAGGCTGTGTCTAGGGTCGCTCCCGAAAATCCGTACACCTCGACGGACTGGTACAGCCACTACAGTAGAGGACGCTGAGGTGTGCGTATGATTGATATTCATGCCGAATTAAACGAATACAAAAAAGATTTTATTTCTTTACGTGAATTTCTTGAGGTCGTGCTTAAGGTCGCTGGTGATGATTATGATGTTTCAGATGTCATAACTTGGATACTCAGGAGAATAAGCGGAGAACATATCCGCCTGTACACAGTAAATGAATTTAAGCTGTTGGAATCTTTTTGTAACCCGTATCGGGATGAATTTGATTATGATGTTCTTTATAGAAATCTGAATGCGGTTCGGAAACGTGGTTGTTTACCTGGTGAGAGGGATGAAAATGGTTTTCTGGTGTCCGGTTATTGGGAAGATCCCGAATTTGAGAACATTGGATTTATAAGGGGTGAAATTTTCGCAATTTTTCCCGATGTCCTTGACGCGTTAACGAAGCTGGAAGGCGCTAACTCTTCTGAAAATGACGAGGCACAAGGACGCGATATTGAAAAGAAAGAGTTGCGTACAGAGGATGATTTATTATCCCAAATCGCAATGCTGGAAAAAGAAAACGCAGAGTTAAGGGCAAGGATAGAGCAGTTAGAGCAAGAGCGCCCGATACACTTATATAAATACTGGGATAAAGACCCATTAGCTAAGGCTATTGAGATTAGAAACAGAGAGTGGGCCAATTACGATCCAGAAAATGATTTTGCCACCAGGGGAAATCAAGAAGCGATAACCAGGGAGCTTAAGCAGTGGGGGGCAAGTAATGCACTTGCAACGCTCATAGAGAGGACTGCCTGCCCTATTAACCGAGACAACAGCCAAAAGAACGCAAAGCCGGATTAACGCACCATACCGCATACCCTGAGGATGATTTACTGTTACCCTGAGGGTATTTTTTTATCTTCCCCGTCAATTTTACCATCACCCTTAGGGTAGATTTCCTCCCGATTACCATCACCCTTAGGGTTAATTTCCTTCCGGTAACCATTAGGCCTGAGGGTATGAAAATATTCGTTATTTCTGTGCCATGATTACCTCGTCAAATTGAGTAGACGTTATGAGGTAAATATATGTCAAATACGCTTATTCGTTTAACAGAAGTTCAGCGTAGAACTGGATATAGCAAGGCATGGATTTATCGCCTTATGGGGCAAGGTAAATTTCCTGCATCAGTTAAAATTGGCTCGCGAGCTATTGCTTTCGTTGAGAGTGAAATTGACGAGTGGATTAATCAGCGTATTGCGGAATCACGCGGAACAGCTACCTGATTAAATGGCTACGGGGCTATTGCCCCCAGCTATCCACCAGCAAATAAAAGTAACTTAATTCGATAGCAGGAGTTTTTATGAAATTTCCAAAAACGCCCGTACAGGGGCGGGGCTTCGTTCGGACTGAAAACCAGAATCTGCAAAATTTCGGCGAAATTATCCCGATTATTTCCGGCGTTATTGGCGGGAGTGAAACCACTATTGTTAGCGCCAGAGCGTTACATAAGGCGTTAGGTGTAGGGCGCGTTTTCCGTTCGTGGATCAAGGGGCGCATTGAAGAATACGGGTTCACGGAAGGCGTGGATTATGAGGTTGTTGAATATTTGAGCCGACCCGATCCGGTGAGCGCAAAATCTCGCCAGCAAACCGCTCTTGAGTACATCATCACAGTGAACATGGCGAAAGAACTGGCGATGGTCGAACGTACCGAACAGGGCCGCGCCGTTCGCCAGTACTTTATCAAATGCGAGGAGGAGCTACACAAGGTTGCGCCTGTTCGTTCCGCAGCGTTACGCCGGGAACTGAAAGCCCGTATCACAGTTGCCAGCTACTTTAAGCCAATGTGTGCCGCGCTGGAGGCGTACCGGGCTGAACTGGGTAAAAACACACTCCAGCACCACTACACCACGGAAGCGAGCATGCTGGCGCGTATCGTGCTGGGTGGCATGACTGCAAAACAGTGGGCACTGGCGAACGGCATTACAGGCGAACCACGCGACCACATGAGCACGTTGCAGCTTGAGCACCTTTCTTACCTTGAGCAGAGCAATATCACGCTGATTGAGTTAGGCCAGGACTACCACCAGCGGAAGGCTGAATTAATTCGTCTTTCGCAGCGTTGGTTAGCCCGTCGCATGGAGGAAAACAGCCATGTGTAACGCTCTGACCGTTACAAAAAGAGAAAGCGCCCCGTTGCCGGAGCGCCTTTGTGAACGAATAGCCTACTGCGCCATATTGCTTACTGTCTACGAGGCAGATTATAGCGTTGTGGTCGCACAGAGTGAAGGCGCTGATCACTGTTACTACAGTACGCCAGAAATGCAGAATATTTTGCTGCAAAATGCCGTTAGCCACGCTGTCCGGAAAGCAAAAAATTTTGCTGGTGGCGCGACTGATGCGATTTTGTCAGGTCACCAGGTGCTGATCAATCTGATGTCTGATTTCGTTCTGGATAAAACAAAGGCGACTGCAGAGGGCCACCAGTGGGAAAGCTACACACTTGAACACATTGCCAACAATGCCAGATTTGCGGCTGGTGGGCAATGTGATCAGTGTGCTGGCTTGCTGGTGGGCTATTCATGCTCTTTAACATTGCCATGCCGCGATGTTTTCCAGGTATGCGATCCCATTTTTGTGCGCCTGTACTCTTTAAGGAATTGCTCAAGGGCAAAAGCACATGGCGCGAATCTTTCTGATTCATGCTCTATCTTTCTGCGCCGTCTTTTCCGTGCCGGTGATGGTGTATTGGTTGATTCTTTGTTGGTCATTCTGTGTACCTGTAAAGCAATGCGCCGGAGTTCCTCACACCACGGCGATGATAGTTATTATTCTGATTCTTTGGCCTTGCGGCGCTGGAGTTCTTCACGTGCGACGGTGACGAGCTGCCCGATCTCCTCGGCAGCTTTGACTCCGATTTTTTCCACCTGCGCCAGCGCATCGAGCGAAGAAACCAGGGGATTTTCTCCGCTTCCTTCTGCCTGGCGGCGGGCGATCTCACCGCGCATGGCGGTTACTATGAATCCGGCGTTGCTTTCACCGTCCAGTTTTACGGATTCCATGCCTTCAAAAGCATCATGTGGGATACGAATTGAAATCTGTTTTGATTTGTCGTTGATAGTGTTTTTTGCCATGTGCATTCTCCTAAACAAAAGATGTGATTCAGTATACACAAAAAAGAATCACAAAAAATACTTGACCTGTGATTCAGTTAAATTTAATTTAAATCACACCTCAGTAAGAGGATGTAAACGACAACGCCCCGAACTGTTTGCGGCAGTAGCGGGGCGTCTAACCAAACCGTTAAATGAGGTAACGATTATGGCTGGAACACAGCATACCCAAACTCACCCTAAATTTATATACACCTTCCTGGCGGTGCACCGTGATTGCATAGCTGACGGTAAAAACACTGTACACGTAGCTGCTGATACGCTGGTTGATGCCTGCGAGATGCTCAATGACATGGGCTATATCTCGGCAACATGGAAAGGGCGCGAAGAAAACACGCTGTTTATTCAGAAATGCGAGAACAATTTTATCTGGCGTTTTATCGCCCTGAGCACAGCACAACCGCGCGTAATTCACATCGAGGCCACCAGCGAACAGGAAGCACGCCAGCAATCCCCTGATGGCTGCGTGATGGTATTCGCTGCCCGTATTCGCCAGGAGGTGGAGCATGTGTAATGTAACATGGCCTGATGCAGCGGTAGACGCTATCAAAACGCTGATGGATTCACTTATTGAGATTTCAGCTATCGCTGGTGTGGCGCATAAACACGCAGTCAGAGAATCAGAATGCATCTCCCATTATTTAGCATTTGTGCAGCTAAAAGCCGATCAGGCACTGGATAAGGCCGGAAAAATTATCATGGCTGATGTGCAGGAGGTGCACCATGCATAATTCGGCTATTTCTGAACTTAACAGCATTCAGTTTGATGAGAAATTTACCGGGCAGCTACTGGTCAATGTAGAGAATGGACGCGTAGTAAGTAATTATCACCTGCCGGATGGTGCAATTGCCGGAAGCGTTGAAGCATTCCTGGCACTGGCGGAGCGTGCGCGACTGATTAAGCCGTCAACGTGCCATCACGATGATGATCTGCGTTTTACCGGGTGTATGGTGAGTCACTACGAAAACGGCGTTGAAGTATCCCGCGAACGTCTGTGTGATGATTACTGTTTCGGCACATTGCCGGAATTTATGGAATTGCTGACCAGTTGCGGTTATCAGGTCATTCAGGGGGGTAAACATGCGTGATGATCGTTTTAATTCCCTGAAACGGGAATTTGATGGCGCACCGGAAGATGCAGCGGGCGCATTGTTGAGCGTTGCTGACATGATGAAAGCTGCATATTTTCTTATCAATACCAGTGGCTACAAGTCAGAGGGTGAAATGATTCTTAGTATTGCGTCGGACTATGCGGAATATGTGGCAGAGACGCGTTACAGAAGAAAATTCACGGAGGATGTAAGCCATGCATAATCATGAAGCGCATGTACCCGTAGTGCTTAATGTGCCAGATGATTTCACCGGACGCGTACTGGTTTACCTGGATAAAGGGAAAGTGAAATCACAATGCCGACTGAAAAGTAATGAGATTGTTGGTTCTCCTGAATTTTTTTCTGAACTTTGTATTCGTGCGGAAATAAAACCGGAACTGCTGACAGGAAAATAAAACCATGAAAAAGAAAAATTCTGGCTTTACTGCCAGCGGTCTCTCTCGGCCTGAAATCAGACACGGAGATATTTACCGCGACACCAGAAGTGGGGGACGAGTGGTTATTCGTCACGTTACGCCAGGCAATATCACCTACCGCCGTGAGGCTTACGAATATGACTGCGTAATGCCGCGCCGTCAGTTTGAGCGTGATTTTATTCTGGTGGAAAACAAACAACAGGCAGTGGCAAGACGTGCAGCCACGAATATAAAAAAAATCCGGGCAATGTTGGTTGCGGGAGGTAAGAAGTGAAAAACGCACCGAGTTTGAAATATCAGCCGAAGGATAAATTCACTGAGGTAATCATTTTTGCCGGGACGGATGCTTACGCCCATGCCCAACACTGGATTGAAAGCGAAGGACGAAAACACTGCGATAACGTGCCACCTGTTTATCTGGGACCAAAGCAACTGGCAGACCTGGCGAATATCCGCATTATTGACGAGAAACGCCGCTTTGCGCGTGTCTATCTCGCGGGGGAGATCGAGCCAATCCAGATCAATGCTATCGCTGAAAAGCTGGCGCTGGCTGGCGTACAGGAGGCGAAATTATACAAAGGCATCACCGACCAGGAACCGGAGAACTGGCGCGACTACCTGCAACGGATCCGCGAACAGGCTGAGCGCGGAGAAATTCTGTCAGGAAGGACCGAGAAAAAACACAAAATATCTCTTTCCAGAATGGCGGACAGCCAAAGGGCAAAACTTTTAGCTGAACGATTTCAGGATGTAGCAATGAATCAGGAGAGTGAGGTTGTCCACGTCTGGCGCGATGATTTTTGGGTTCCGGTAAGCACACTGGATCTTAGTCGTGAAATGGTGGCTATTTACGAAGAAAACGGAACATCGTTTAGTCGGAGAGCAATAAGTAATGCAGTGGATGCTTTAAAAGTTATGGCCAGGCCAATGGGGGAACCGTCAGGTGATTTATTGCCGTTCTCTAATGGCGTGCTTGACATGAAAACTGGCGAATTTTCCCCGCACTCGCCGGATAACTGGATCACCACGCATAACGGCATTGAGTACACGCCACCAGTACCAGGGGAGAACATCCGCGACAACGCGCCAAACTTTCATAAATGGCTTGATCACGCCGCAGGAAAAGACCCGCGAAAGATGATGCGTATATGCGCCGCGCTGTACATGATTATGGCGAACCGGTACGACTGGCAGATGTTTATTGAGGCCACAGGGGAAGGCGGGAGCGGCAAGAGCACAATCACGCACATAGCCACCCTTCTGGCAGGGAAACAGAACACGGTAAGCGCTGAAATGACATCGCTTGATGATGCTGGCGGGCGTGCGCAGGTTGTCGGAAGTCGTCTTATTGTCCTGGCAGACCAGCCGAAATATACAGGTGAAGGATCCGGCATCAAAAAAATAACGGGTGGAGATCCAGTTGAAATTAACCCGAAATATGAAAAGCGTTTCACAACAATTATCAGGTCCGTCGTGCTGGCAACAAATAACGTGCCGATGACATTCACCGAACGGGCCGGAGGCGTTGCGCGTCGACGTGTAATTTTTCGGTTCGATAATATTGTAAGGGAGACCGAAAAGGATAAAGAGTTACCGCAAAAGATAGCGGCGGAAATACCTGTCATTATTCGTCGATTACTGGCTAACTTTTCCGATCCAGAAAAAGCACGGGAATTATTGTTGGAGCAGCGCGACGGTGCCGAAGCTCTGAAAATAAAACAGGAAACTGATCCTGTCATTGGGTTATGTGCGGCGCTTGCATTTCTTGATGAACCGCATGGGATGATGATGGGAGGCGGTAAGAGATTAACTGATCTTAATCCGCGTACAAGCCTGTACAGACTATATCTCGCCTTTATGGAGTATATGGGGGAAGAAGAAATATTAAGTGTCGGTGATTTTGGTAAGGCCATGAAGTCAGCAGCAAGAGAATATGGGGCTGAATACCTGACAAGAGGTTTTAAAGGACGAATACAAACCAACGTTATACAAACGGAGAGAACCGAGGAATTTTTATAAGAGTAATACCCGTAACAGGTAGATGGGTAGACACAGGGTAGATGGTGATTTTTTATTGTCTACCCGCTGAATCCCTCGTAGCACAAGGCTTTCAGAGAAGTGGGTAGAGGGGTAGACAACATCCCCGCTCAAAAAACTTTTTATACAGCGAGAGGAAAACACAGATTGTAAGAAAGTAAGTTTCAAACTTTTCTATTTTACGGTCTACCCCTCTACCTAATGTGTGAAAGTTGTTTTTTTTCATTAAGTTAAGTGGGTAGAGGACTATTTTTTGTTATCTACCCTCCGTCTACCCCTCTACCCAGAAGATGAAAGTACCGGATATGAAACAATCAGTAAAAACGATGGGGCAAAGCATGACTAAGCTGACCATTAACAGAAAACCGAAAGGCATTTACGGCACGCCGCAGAAAACGACGAAGGCGGCGCAGCAGCAGCAGCAGGATAAAACCACATCGGCGCATAAAGTGATGCCCGGTAACCAGAAAGCGCAGCAGAAGCCCACAGGGGCGACACCGTGGCGGCATATGACCAAACGGCAGCGAAAAAACCGCAGACGCGTTAACCGCCTCACTGAGTTGTGGCCAGAATTATTCAGCCGGGAAGCACCGAAGCCGCTAAAGGTGGGGGTATTCGACGACCTGATGCAGGATCTCGCCGTCAGGGGGCTGGCATTCGGGCCAGGGGCATTACGTGCGACGCTGGCATCTTATGCGCAGTGTCCGCGCTATTACCGCGCCTTAATGGCTGGTGGGGTACGCTACGACCTGAAAGGCCAGCCGTGCGGCGAGGTGACACCACAGGAACAACAGGACGCAGAAACGCGGCTGGTGGCGCTGAATGAGAAGCGCAAACGTCAGCGCCGGGTAGCAAAGGAGAAAACAGGCGCATGATTCACGACAGCAAAGCGGAAGCACTGGAAGCGCGTGGTCTGTACCGGAGAGCGGCGGCGCGGTGGGCTGAGGTCATCATGCTGGCGAATGATGACAAGGCACGGGAACAGGCGGCAAAACGTCGCGCGGAATGTATCCGCAAGGCAGCACGCCCACCAGCAAGGCAGGATAATTTCGGGGAGATGCGCGAAACCATCAGCCGGGCACATGCCGGGATGGGATTACATCAGCCCAATGGTAAGGCATTCAGGAAATACCCTGGATCGAAAAATTGCAGTCAGTGACGGAGGCCGGGATTTTTCCCGGCTTTTTTGTGCCAGTAAAAAGCCCGCAGCCAGAAGTGTTGCGGGCTTTGTTTTTCAGGTGATTGAAGTCAATGGGAAGAACGCGATCATCATGCGTTATCGTTTCATAAATTGCAATGATGTAGATCGTCATTTCAGTTTATGCAATCATAACCATTGTTTTGTTCAGGAGATATGACTATGAGAAAAGCCAGCGTGAAACCCGTTTTACTCGCTCGTGATCAGATTGAAGCATTACAGCGCATCCAGGACGAGGAACGCCGCAATTCTCCGCTGGGGATTGCTCCGAGCATTCATGAGGTCGCCCGGCGTTTAATGCAGCGGGCGCTTTATCCCGTAGAACGTCCGGCCTGATGGTCGTGATTTTTTGGTGAAAAAAGAGAGGTGGTAAAAATGCCAGCAAGCAAAGAAGATTTGCGATTAAAACTGATGGAGGTGGTTAACGCTCTGTCAGAGTCGCAGGGAAGCACTCCGCAGGAGATTATCGAAATTCTGAATGCGATCCCCGCACAGGATTTCATAAAAGAGGATAACGCTAATCAAAACATCGTCGCGTCAGTCGAAGATGAATCCTCACTGGCAGAAGCCCAGGCCAAAGCGGATTCCGCATACAGCAATATGGGGCGTCGCGCTCCGGCCCCGTTTGCTGGCGAAAAGTCGATGGATTACCGCAAGCGTGCATTAATTGGTGCACAGAAGCTGGCTAAAAAATTCAGTGATGTGGATATTCGTTCCGTTTCAGATTCTGCAACGCTGGCGGTGCTGGAAGATCAGATTTACCAGGCTGCAAAAGACAGTGTTCAGTGGGCTGTGGAAAATACGCCGGGCTATTTGCGTAAAACCGTAAGAATGGATGAAGCCGGACGGCGGATTACTGAATATCAGGGGGATCCGAATAACTGGCTTAGTGCTTTCAAAATCCCTCCCCGTCGCCTGGTCAAAATTAACACTGCAAGCCTCGCGGGGGCATGAAAAACGTGCTGAGTTCAGCCCTGCCGGATTTGGCGGGGCTTATTGCTTATAACCGGATAACATTATGCTTTTAACAGAAATTGAGGCGGCGAAGCAGATTCGGGACGGACAGCTACCGTCGCCTTATCAGTTTTCCAACATGTGGCTGGTTAACCTGCGTATCACAGGAACCGGAATGGCCTACCGCGCCGAAGAAAAAGAATTTGTCTGGCGTTCACCGCAAACTTATCTCAATCCGCAGTTCCTGGAACGTTGCGCCGGAGTACCCGTCATTATCGACCATCCCGAAAGCAAAACCCTTGAAGACGTGGGCGAACGGTCGCGCATTATTGGCACCGTCATGTTGCCGTATATTCGCGGTGACGAGGTGTGGGGCGTATGCCGGATTTACGGACAGGAAATCATCGATTACATCCAGAAAGCCCGAGGGGAGGTATCCACCAGTCCGTCGGTTGTGTTTTGTGGTGCCTCAGGTGGGGCAGAAGTTCCTGATGTAATGGGCGAGGACAATTTTTTTATTGAGGGTACGCCATTTCTTATCGATCACGTTGCGCTCGTGCCGCTTGGTGTTTGGGATAAGGGCGGGAAACCATCGGGCGTGGAAGTAACAACGCCGACAGCAGAAGAACAGCTTGCCGGAATGGTCCGGGACGTTATTGATGCGGCCTGCAAGCCAGCCCTGGAAAAACTGGAAGAAATATCCGGGCGGCTGGCTCAACTGGAAAAAGAAGGGTGAGTCATAATGCTGATGAGTAAGGCAGAATATGCCAAACACAAAGGCGTAAGCCGCCAGACAGTTTACGACTGGATCGAGAAAGGCGAAGTGGTCATGTCCGGTAAAAAAATCGATGTGGAAGCGACAGAGCAGCGGAACAGCCCACCAGCACAGGGAAAAGACACAGTTTCTGAAATGTGGCCAGAGAGAACGCTGGAAATGACGTGGGGCGAGTTCTGGAAAGCAGTTAAGGCCAGAGGCGGTAAAATTCCTGCGCCAGCAACGGACGAGGGCATACAGCAGCGTGTGCAGGATGCAGCCGGGGAATTAGGCTGGGAAGTGCACTTTCTTGATGATGGTGCTATCTGCCTTGAGGATTGCGACGGGCAGCATTACTTTGAACAATACAATTTGCGAGGTAATGCCAGGCTGGCAATTCGTATGCTGCGTTGCGAACTCTGCTATGTTGCAGGTGATTGTCCCGATGAACTGGAATCATGGAGTGAAGCCGGGCTAAACGCCCTGGCTGAATGGGAAAAATCAGACCATCAATGACATCAAAAAGTGTCAAGTTGAGCAGCTTGCCAGGTTGACACTTTACACTCTGAACGCGAAAAAGTGTCAACCTCGCTGTAAGCCGCGCCATTACTGGCCTTTCGCCAGATTTACCACGTCAAAAAGCCGAAAAAATCGCGAAAAGTGTCAAGTTGCCATGCTTAGAAATGCTAAGGTTTGATAAGGTTTTTCGCGAAAAAGTGTCAAGTGTGTCAACCTGCGATGTTAAGATTTGTTAAGGTCCTAAGCCGGAAAGTGTCAACCAGCCCCTAAGATTTCCTAAGGTGTAAATCATGACCATCACCGAAGCCGATATGCTGGAGATGCTCCGCAGCATTGCCGAAATCAAACAACCAGCAAGCAAAATTAACAGGTGTTCAGCGCCTGTTTCCGTTGTGCTGCAACAGGAACGCCACCAGCATGATGATGTGAGGCCGTATCAGTGGAAGAAACCGGACATGCTGCGGCGATAACCCGTTGATTAAAAGACGGCTCAAAATTGAGCCGGGTAGCAGTTTGTCTGATTTATGCGTTTAGTTGTTGATATTGCCGATGACGAAAAATTGCACTCTGTAGCTAGTGGGCGTTTATGTTGAAAACTGCCGATTCTGATAGGCTTTTATCATGCACTTGCATGAAAACTGCTCTGTGTAGCGGGCAGGCCTGCTGGGGAGAGCATTGCGCGCTTTAGTAGCAATAAAACACATCAATAAGGCTTTTTATTTTCTTGTATTATAAAATTATACTTATTATCTTATTGATTGACAGATAAAAACAAGGGATATGCATAATAAATGAACAAATCACCTACTGAGATAATTAATATGCTAAGCGATAAGTTCAATAGTAACTTTCGTGAATGGCAGGGCATACAAGATAAAAAATTAGATAAAGTAATTATCTCAATTTTCACTCTTAACACGATTGCTGAAATTTTGAATAAAAAGAAAACATCAGTTCATCATGATGTTTGTATTAAAATTTTTAGTGAGATTATTGCTGATACGTCATCTTCTTTATATCTTTCTGCCTGTGCCATAGATAAACCAGCTAATATTGTTCTAAGGAGAGTTTTGGAACTAGGTGTCGCATCTATTTATCTTTGGGATATGCCTCATGTTGTATATTCTTGGAAAAATCATGATGAAGACTTAAGTTTCAGTGATATGTTGAAGCATATAACAAATCAAGGCTATATAGACTACTTCACAGAAAATGAGAAGATAGGAGGGAAAGTATGTGTTATTGATATGAGAAGAGCACAGAAAATTTATGGACAATTAAGTGATATCGTTCATGGAAAAATAACCTCATTTGAAACTGATTTGCCTAATAAGTTCACTTTTGAAAGTGAAGATTGGGAGAGGTTCATAGGTCTGGCTGAGGTTGTTTTGGGTATGATAATTAATTCCAATATTGTTCGTCATAAGATAAGAAAAGAAGTGCTATCTTCATTTCCTAAATCTAGTGAGGTAGTTTTATAATGTCTATGTTAGACACTGAGTTATTACATGCAGCACGTACCGAAGATCTTGAGTTGAAACAGGTCAAACAACTGGCTGTTCTTGGTGAGTTTGAAAAAGATGTTGTAGCAAAACTAAAAATAGCGGGCTCTCATCTGATTCAGGGTGCCAGAGGAATTGGAAAGTCTATGCTTCTAAGAGCGGCAGAAGCTGAATTAGATAGTGATTTTCCTGTTAAAAAGATTGTGGGGGTATATGTTAATTTCAAAACCAGTACTTTGCTGGAAGGGGTTAAAGCTGACAATAAAAATGCATTTCAGATATGGGTAAGCGCTAAGTTACTACAAGCTTTGTACGAAAAGTTGATATTTTTAGATGTCATTCGTGACAATAATAGCAGTGATCCATTTCAAAGAATTTTTGGGATTAAAACTATAACTGGGATGAAAGATGCTCTACAATCTAAAATTCATCTGCTTCAAAGGTTATCAAGAGATCCTTCTTCAGATAAATTGTTGAATGAAATTGGAGAGGATTTTTTAGATAAGGTTAATGATATAAGTTATGTAAATGACATCATCAAGGAGATAATTCAAGAATACCAACTTAATAGAATTGTTTTTTTATTTGATGAGGCTGCTCATACCTTTATACCAGAACAGCAAGAAATATTCTTCGAAATATTTAAATTGCTTCATGGCGGTAAAATTGCAGTTAAGGCGGCTGTATATCCGTCAATTACATCGTATGGTAAAAATTTTGAAGTTGGTCAAGATGCCATGATGATAAACCTCGGAGGATACGAAACTGGAAATATTGGGCGGGAACGAACACGACGTTTATATCGTGATCTATTAGATAAACGGGTCACACAAGGAGCAGCAAAAAAGAGAATATTGGCTAAAGGTGATTTGCTAGATCAATGTATTCATCTTTCATCCGGAAACCCTAGAGCATTTCTCCATTTATTTAATAAAGTATATGAGAAAGGTTATACTGAAAGAGATCTTTTAACTTGCACTCAGGATTATGTCAATCAAGAATTATTACCTTATCATTTAGGGCTTTCAAAACGATTACCTAAGTATTCTCACCATGTTCGCATTGGACTTGATATTCTTAGGGAGTGTATTATCCCTGAGCTTAGATTGAAAAATAACAGAGAGAAAAAGACTCAAACCCAATCTGCTTTTTTTGTTCTTCCTCCCGTTATTTCTCCAAATCTTAGATTGTCTCTAGATTTGCTTTGTTATTCTGGTGTTCTTTCCAAGCAAGGGTCCGTGAAGATGTCTAATCGAAAATCGGGTCAGCGCTACATGGTTAATTTATCATTACTTTTCACTGAAAAAGCATTCGTATCTAATAAGTTCGGGGAGATAATAACACTATTATCTCTCGCTGATTATAAAGAATTTGGCGCAGCAGATTCTGAATTAGAGCGTTTTTTAGAAAAATTGAAAGAATCAGCTGATGAGTGTCAAACTTGTTCCGCTGAGTTACCTGGAGATGCGAAGTTTTGTCCTAAGTGTGGGACACCTGTACCAACAAGGTCAATTGTAGGACAACTTCTTGATGATCCGGTTAGTTGCTTGTCAATTAGTAACGCAATATGCGACCGAATAAAAGAAACCTATCCTAAAGTGGGTGATATCGTTCACTGTTCGAGGGATGATCTGAAAAAAATACCGTACATTAAAAATGTTAGGTCAAAAATAATCAAGAACGCAGCGGACGAATATATCTCAGGCTAA